GTATATTTTGCTTGAATTCGTGTAGGATCTTCTCTAGATCTTTTACGTCTGCATAATAGTTATAATCGGCTGCTCTATATTTTAAAAATAGATTGAATATTGGAGTGTCTATTGCTTCCATTACCTCTCTATTTTGTGTTGAATCGAATGCTGATCCATCTAGTGGGATAAAGCAGTTGTAGCCTTTCTCCATCCATCTCTCAAATTTCGTGCACCTGTCTTCATTGGTTAGACCGCTGCCGAATGATTCGTCGAACATTTTTCTAACGTACGTGATGTACGCTATCACTGGACCTGATAATACTTTGCACACATCTGTTTGCTGTGTGACTGCTCTGGCTTTGATTTTGAAATTACTCCATAAGTATGATACGATGCATTTTTCATCGGTTTTTGTATGTTGCTTCATAGATGCGGGTTGAACCACATCCTTGCCCTGTCCTTTGGATTCATAATATTCGTTCAGGGCTTGTTGATATCTTGCTTTTTGGTCTTGTGGATATTTTTCAATCCATCCACTAGCATTGAATTCATACTGTGATATTAAGTTTTCCATTTGTTTGTAGTAGTTTGAATTGATGAACCAAAGTTTGAAATCTTTTGCTATGATCGGGTCAGCTTTGAGTCCGCTTGACATTATTTGTCTTGAAAATGATTCAATCGCATTTCTACTACATCTATGCAGTTTTACTGGGTGATTTTGTTCGACGTAATTGCCGTTAACTATTGGTGCTTTTTGCTTCATGAGATCAGTTGATTGATTGTCACATTTGAGTGCTTTTGCTATGTTCTCGTATTCTGTCTTAAGTTTTAATATAGATAGTACGCCCGCTTGTGACATTTGTTCTACTAGTTGTGATACATTATTTGGTGTGCAGCATGGTATGATTATTATAGGATCGTTTGCACTGATGATTGGTAGACTGGATGCTAATATTATTAGCATTAATATGTAGTTACCTTTTTGTACTTGAATTATTGATATTGTTAATATACCGATTAGAATAGCTGATGCTGTTATGGCTGCTGAGAATTTGATTAGAATTAATTGTATTACGAAATCCAATATGATTGTAGCTCCGTCCATGTCGTGGTCGTAGAGATGTGAAACTACGGCTAATGTTGCTGATGCA